TCAAGGAATGGCGGCGTCCTTCGCGAGCAACTCCACGAAGTCCGCGACCGGCATCGTCTTGAGGTCCTGACCACCGTGGCGACGGGGGGCGACGGCGTTGGCCTCGACCTCCTTGTCTCCGATGACGAGGATGTAGGGGACCTTGCCGATCTCGGCCTCGCGGATCTTCTTCTGCATCGACATGCCGCGCTCGTCGAACTCCACGCGGAAGCCCTTGGCGTTGAGGTCGTTCACGAGCTTCTTCGCGTAGGCCTCCTGGCGGTCGGCGACGGTGACGATCACCGCCTGCACCGGCGAGAGCCACGTGGGGAAGACGCCCGCGAAGTGCTCGATGAGGATCGCGATGAAGCGCTCGAAGCTGCCGTAGATCGCGCGGTGGAGCACGACCGGGCGGTGTTCCTTGTTGTCGTCGCCGACGTAGGTCAGGTCGAAGCGCTCGGCGGCCACGTAGTCGAGCTGCATCGTGCCGAGCTGCCAGCGGCGGCCGATGGAGTCGGACACCACGAAGTCGATCTTCGGCCCGTAGAACGCGCCGTCGCCCGGCTTGAGCTCGTACTGGACCTTCATCGCCTCGAGCGAGTTCTTGAGCGAGGTCTCGGCGCGGTCCCACAGCTCGTCGGTGCCGAGGCGCTTCTCGGGCCGCGTGGACAGCTTCGCTTCGTACTTGAGGCCCACCGCGGCGTAGACCTTGTCGAGCAACTTCACGAAGCGAAGCACCTCGTCCTGCACCTGGTCTTCGCGGCAGTAGATGTGTGCGTCGTCCTGCGCGAACTGGCGCACGCGCGTCAGGCCGCCGAGCGCGCCCGCGGCCTCGTTGCGGTGGAGCACGTCCTGCGTGTGCAGGCGCAACGGGAGCTCGCGGTAGCTGTGCTTGCCGAAGCCGAAGTACAGGTGATGCGACGGGCAGTTCATCGGCTTGAGCGAGAAGTCGAGCTCGCCCGAGTCCTGGTCCTGCACGAGGAACATGTTCTCCTTGTACTTGTCCCAGTGGCCGCTCTTGAGCCACAGGCCCTTGTTGAAGAGCAGCGGCGTCTTGATCTCGACGTAGCCGTCTTCGCGCGTGAGGCGGCGCATCCAGTCCGAGAGCGTCTGGTAGAGCGAGGTGCCCTTCGGCGTCCAGAACGCGGAGCCCGGCGCGAACGGGTGGAAGTGGAAGAGGTCGAGCTCCTTGCCGAGGCGGCGGTGGTCGCGCTTGGCGGCCTCTTCACGCTGCTTGGTCCACGCCTCGAGCGCCTTCTTGTCGAAGAAGCTGATGCCGTAGATGCGCTGCAGCTGCTCGCGGGTCTGGTCCGCGCGCCAGTACGCGCCCGACGCCGAGAGGAGCTTGATCACGCCGACCTTGCCCGTCGACGGACCGTGGGGCCCGAGGCAGAAGTCGACCCAGTCGCCGTGCTGGTAGAGCGTGAGCGTCTTCGCGCCCTTCGCCACGATGTCGTGCACGATCTCGACCTTAAACTTCTCGCCCTTCGACTCGAAGAGCTTCACGGCCTCGTCGATCGCGACCTCGGTGCGGACGAAGCTCACGTCCTTCGCGATGATCTCGTTCGCGCGCTTCTCGATCTGCTCGAGCTCGTCGGGGGAGAACGCGGCGGGCTTGCCGTCCTTCTCGCGGTAGAAGTCGTAATAGAAGCCCTCTTCGATCACCGGGCCGATGGTGACCTGCGTGCCGGGGAAGAGCTGCTGCACGGCGTCGGCGACGATGTGCGCGGCGTCGTGGCGGGCGACCTCGAGGGCCTCCGGCGACTTGGTGGTGAAGATCTGCAGCGACGCGTCGGCGTCGATGGTGCGCGTGAGGTCGGCTTCCTGGCCGTTCAGCTTCGCGAACACCGCGGCCTTCGCGAGGCCCGGGCCGATGTGGTTCTTGACGAAATCAACGATGGAGATGCCGGCGTCCGCTTCCTTCTTCGAACCGTCCGGCAACGTGATGGTGACGAGTGCGCCCATGGGCGCGCTGCATAACCGAACTGAAAACGAAAAAACCCGCCGATCTCTCGGCGGGTTTCTTGAAGTGCGTCCTGCTGGTCTCGAACCAGCGACCCCCACCGTGTCAAGGTTCGCGATTCTCGGTCCCACTGATTCCTAGTCGTCGCTGGTGAAGTGAGTTCGCGGGGCTGCGCCCTACTGGTGCCCTCGCAGCTGTCCAACTGTTCAGCGCTCGTGCGCGCTCGTCGCGCACCAAACGAACACCAAAGTGCCCTAATGGTGCTGAACTTCGGTTCAGTGCACCTTGGGCGCTCTCGATGGAGATCTGCCCGATGCCTCACCTCGTTCCGAAGCCCCCGCGCGTTCGTCCCCTGCTCGGGGCCGCCACTCTCCTCCTCACCACCCACCCGGCCCCGCCGGGTCCCCGCGCCGGCGGTGGCCGATGAGAAAGCCCTCTCCCGCTCACGTCTGGGTCGTCGTCTCGCAGCACCCACGCTCGGCCAGCATCCTCCCCTTCACCGCATCTGCGACGCGGAACGGCGCGTGGAAGAAGTACCTCGAGGCGAACTGCGGCACCGAGCCGCGCGAGCCTCACCTCCTCTCCATCTTCGCGAGCGTCACCGCGCGTCGTCGCAGCGGCGGTCTCAGCGTGCAGAGGGCCGTGATCGAGGTGAGCCGATGACCGCGCCCAGACACACACCGGGGCCATGGCAGGCCGTCTTCGAGAGCGGCTCGTTCGGGAGCTACGCCGTAATCAGCGGAGACCGGACGCCAACGGCCAACGGTCGAGAGCAGGCCGTTGCCGAGATCGCCTCCTCCGTCGCCGACGAGTTCACGACTGAAGACCGCGCGAACGCTCACCTCATCGCCGCCGCCCCGGACCTGTTGGCGGCGCTGAAGGACAACGAGATCGTCGGCATGGGCGAGTTCCTCCGGCTCGTGCGCGACTTCACCGAGCCGTTCCGGGGCGTGCCGGACATGACCGCCGAGCAGCTGCACCGCCGGTCCTTGCAGGCGCTCAAGACGTACGAGGAAGCGCGCACCGCGATGAAAGCTGCCGTCGCGAAGGCGGAGGGCCGTTCATGACGAGCGCGATTCCCGCTGCTGCGCCCACGAAGCGCGCGGCCCTGCGCCAGCTGCTCTCCGACGGCGCCTGGCACCACATGAGCGAGCTCCGGAAGGCCGGCGGCTGGCGCTACGGCGCGCGGCTGAAGGAAATCCGCGACGAGGACCGCGTCGAGGTCCTGAAGCGGCAGTACGGCGACAACGAGTTCGAGTACCGCCTCGTCCGTAGCGCGCAGCCCGTCCTCCCTCTCGGTCCGGCGCAGAAGAAGAGCGCGAAGAAGCGCATCGCCGAGCTCGAGCAGCAGGTCGCCGACCTGCGCCGCCAGCTCGCTGAGAAGACGTCACCTGCGGAGGCCTCCCATGTCTGAGCACGTCACCCCCACGGTGCGGCAGCTCCGCGTGATGCACCTCATCGCCGGCGGCCGGGAGCGCGACGGCTTCCCGCCCACCATCCGCGAGCTCATGACGAAGCTGAAGATCGCCAGCTCGCACGGCGTGTGGTGCCACCTCGACACGCTCCGCGAGAAGGGCCTGGTGACGTGGCAGCCCGCGAAGGGCCGCACGCTCGACGTCACCCCCGCCGGGCAGCAGTGGCTGGGCAAGACGCCCGAACAGCACGCGGCCGAGCTCGAGCGCGAGAAGAAGGCCGAGCGCCGTCTTCGCGCCATGCGTCGAGGTGCCGCTTGAGCCGCGTCCCTCGGTTCCTCGACAGCAAGAACGGGCTCGTGATCGACCTCTTCGCCGGCGGCGGTGGTGCGTCAACCGGCCTCGAGGCTGCGCTCGGTCGACGCGTCGCGGTGGCCATCAACCACAGCGCCACCGCGCTCGCCGTGCACGAGGCCAACCACCCGGCCACGAAGCACCTCGTCACCGACGTCTTCGAGGTCGACCCGGTCGATGCGACGAAGGGAAAGCCGGTCGACGTGCTCTGGGCGTCGCCCGACTGCACGCACTTCTCGGTCGCCAAGGGCGGCAAGCCGCGCAGCCAGGGCATTCGCTCGCTCGCCGAGGTCGTCGTGCAGTGGGCGGCCGCGGTGCGCCCCTCGGTCATCTTCGTCGAGAACGTGCGCGAGTTCCTCACGTGGGGCCCGCTCGACGCGAAGGGCTACCCGGTGAAGGAGCGCGCGGGCGAGCTCTTCAAGCGATGGAAGGTGCGCCTCGAGCTGCTCGGCTACACGGTCGCGTGGAAGGTGCTCGACGCCAGCGAGTACGGCGCCCCGACCCGCCGCAGGCGCCTCTTCATCGTCGCGAGGTGCGACGGGAAGCCCATCACCTGGCCCGAGCCCACGCACGGCCCCGGACGCGCTCACCCGTTCCGCACGGCGGCCGAGTGCATCGACTGGAGCATCCCCTGCCCCAGCATCTTCGAGCGCAAGCGCCCGCTCGCGAAGAAGACGCTCGCGCGCATCGCCGCCGGCATCCGTCGATTCGTCATCGAGAGCCCGAGCCCATTCATCATCCCGGTGAACCACGGCGGCGGTGAGGCACGCTGCGAGTCGCTGCACGAGCCGCTCACCACCGTGACGGCAGCGCGCCGCGGTCACGCCCTCGTCACGCCCTTCGTTGCGGGCTGCGGTGGTCGCGCCGGTGAAGCCGCGCCGACCGCAGGAGACGCCCCGGTCGGCACGATCACCACGAAGAACGACCGCGTGCTCGTCGCGCCGACGCTCGTGCAGACCGGTTACGGCGAGCGCGCGGGGCAGCGCCCACGTCACCTCGACCTCCACGAGCCTCTGGGCACGGTTGTCGCTGGCGGGGCGAAGCACGCGCTCGTGAGCGCCTTCCTCGCCAAGCACTTCGGCGGCGTCGTGGGCACGCCGATGGGCGACCGCGTCTCGACGATCACCACGAAGGATCACCACAGCCTCGCCGCGGTGACGCTCGCGACGTTCCGCGGCACCGCGCCTGGGCAGCCGATGGCGGCCGACGTCCGAGAGCCCCTGCCCGTCATCACCGCGGGCGGCATCCACGTGGCCGAGGTGCGCGCGTTCCTCGCGGCGTACTACGGCAGCGGGGACGTCGGGCAGGACGTGCGCGAGCCGCTGCGGACTGTCGTCACCAAGGACCGCTTCGGGCTCGTCACCATCGATGGCGTCGATCACGTCATCACCGACATCGGCATGCGCATGCTCGAGCCGCACGAGCTCCTGCGCGCGCAGTTCGGCCGGTTCGCCGAAGGCTACGACCTCAGCGCCGCGAAGACGAAGAGCGCCCAGGTGAGGCTCATCGGGAACAGCGTGTGTCCCGAAGTCGCTGAGGCGGTCGTGAGAGCGAACGTGCCGACGGAGCGCGCGCGCTCACGGAGGGCAGCGTGAACAGCCTCGACCGCATCCAGCGCTTCGCCGTCGCCGCAGGCCTTCGCAATATGGAGGCCTTTCCCGCGCACACCACCGCCGACGCGACCATCGCGCTCCTGAAGGCGAACGTGCGCGGAACCGGTGAGGAGCTCGGCGCTCTTCACGAGCTGCAGCGGCTGACCCGCGCGCACCTCGTGGTTCACCTTCTGCTCCGCGCGCTGCGCGAGGGGCTGTCGGGCCGCCACGAGGCCTTCCGTGACGCGCTCCTGCAGACCGCTGGCACGTGCCTCGCGTGGGCCGACGAGATCGACGGCCAGTTGAAGACGGCCGGCAGCGACCGCCTCACGGGCTTCGCAGCGTGGCTCGAAAGGAAACGACGATGAGCGTCATCTGCATCAACTGCGAGGGTTGGGGCTGCATGCAGTGCTCGTACGACCGCGCCGCAGCGGCGGGGGGCGAACAGGGTCTCACCGCGGACGAGCTCAAGCTGCAGCAGCTCCGCACCGACCTCGGCGAGTTCCGCGCGGCGCTCGTCGACGCGGCGGTGATCGTGAAGCTCTTCGCCGACGACGACCGCCACGCGGCGGCGAATCGAGCGCTCGCGAAGACCATCGAGGCCAACATCATGCGCCTGCTCGAGGTCCCGTCATGAGGCTCCCGTGGCTTCAGGTCGAGCAGGACGGCATCGCCCAGTGCAAGCGCCTCGCGGGCCTGCTCGGTGTGCCGGCGGCGCAGGGCATCGGGATCGGCGTGCTGGTCTGGCAGTACGCGCTCGAGGTGGCCCCTGAAGGGGACTTCCGCGGGTTCGTGCCGGACCCCGGCATCCTGGCCGTCGAAGTCGGCTGGCCGGAGAAGGACGCCGCCAACCTCATCACGCAACTTCAACGGGTTGGGATGGTGGCCACGACGCCGAGCATCCGCGTGCGCGGGCTCAACCGCTACGTGCGCGCCTGGGAGAAGAACAGCGGCAAGAAGGCTATCCACCGAGAACTTGGTGACGAGGTGCCGGAACCCGGCACGAACCCGGCACCGGTCGCGCCGGAACCGGCGCGCCAGACGCAGACTCAGACGCAGACACAGAAGGAACTACCAGCTGCTGAAGGGTCGAGGTCGCTGGCGCTGGTCGCGTTCGAGATCGACGCGCCCGACCGTGAGCGCATCGAGTCGTGGAGCGTCGAGGACTTCTGGCGCGCCTTCGAGCTCTCGCGCCGCGAAGCGGGCTACCCGCCCGAGAAGTGGCCCCGGCCGCGCAGCCTGAGCGACTTCTGGGGCGAGGCGCGCGCCGTGGCCGACGTCGAGGTGCTCGGCGTCGCGGCTGAGGCGTACCTGCGCGACGAGCACTGGATGAAGAAGGCGAAGCCGGCGTGCCCCTGGGCGGGGTTCGCCAAGCAGTGGTCGAAGTTCCTGCCGAGGAGGGCTGCATCGTGACGACGTTCCTGTCGAAGGGTCCGGCCGCCGTGCGGTGCGCCGCGTGCGACGTGACCGGCGGCATCTGGGTCGTGTGGGGCGTGCCCATGTGCCCGAACTGCCACGCGGTGTGGACCGCCGACGAGCGATTCAGCGCGGGCTCCATCAACGACGCGCTCGGGCTTTCGAGCAGCCCCGAGATTCACACCGCGGACGGGCACAAGCGCTACTGCGTCGAGGCCGAGCGACGAACGAAGGCGTGGGTCTCCGAGCGCCGCGCGAAGGCGAGGGCCGCGTGACGCTCTCAGACATCGGCCACCGCCGCCTTGAGGCGCTCGAGGTGCTCGCGACCGACGACAGGCCCGTCGTGGTCGCCACCCTGCCCCTTCGCATCGACTCCCGCGCGAACGATCACCGCAGCAACCACTGGGGCCCTCGCGCCGAGCGGACCAAGAAGCACCGCACCGGCGCGTTCATGGTGCTCGCGCGTCACAGGACAGCCCTTCGCCGGCTGCTTGCCTCGCGCGGCGCCGTCGTCCGCGTCGTGCGATGCGCGCCGACGGAACTCGACGGGCACGACAACCTCGGCATGTCGCTGAAGGCTGTCTCGGACGGCGTCGCCGACGTCTTCGGCGTGAACGACCGCGACGAGCGCCTTCACCTCGTACCCGACAGCGAGGCCGGCCCGTGGGGCGTGCGCATCGAGGTCTATGAGGGCACCCGATGACGCTCCCCGAGCTCATCCGCGCCGTTGCGGCGTGCGCGAGAGTGAAGCCGAAGGTGGCAGAGCGCGTCGTGCGCGAGTTCGCCCATGTCGTCGTCGATGCCGTCGCCGACGGGGAGCGCGTTGCGATCCCGGGGCTTGGCGTGTTCCGGGCTCGGCATCAGCCGGCGCGCGAGACGAACGGCGCAACCCATCACCACATCGAGGCTCGCAGCATCCTCACGTTCCGTGCATTCACCGCAGTCCGCATCCTCAACAAGGGGGCGCATCAGCCATGACGAGCAAGCAGACGATCGTCGTGTTCGATGAGTTGGTCTCGTTCGATTTGAGCACGGTGCCCGATCGAACCGTCCTGCAGGTCCGTGTCGGCCCTGAGGTTCTGCTGGTCGGAGACGCCGCCGACGTGGTCGCCGCGCTCCGACGGCCCGGAAAGCGGGTGACCGCGATCGCGCTGCTCGAACCCTTTGTTCACGTGTCGCCCGAGTTCGTTCCGCGCGGCCCGAGCATCGTCGATGTGCCCACGCGGAACGCCTCTCGGTCACGCGTGCCCGAGTTTCTGCAGCACTCCCCGTTCCCTCGCCGAGGTCGCCGATGAGCGCCGTCATCGACATGTTCCCGGAGGTCCGACTCGAGGACCCGAACCGCCGCTACACCACGCGCGAGTTCATGGCGTGGATCATGGAACGCGCGGGCGTCACCGCGTGGGACCTCGACGCAGCGGCCGACCTTGAGAGCCACCACGCGCCGCGGTGGTTCTCGCTGCTCCCGTACCCGGGCAGCGCGGGCGTCGACGGGCTCGCGCAGTCGTGGCTGCCGAGGTGCCCGTGCAGGGGCGACTACTGCACCGATGCGGCGTGCGACTGGCCGGACTCGGTCTGGTGCATCTTCGTGAACCCTCCCTTCGACGACCTCGAAGCATGGGTCGCGAAGGCCTGGGCGACGGTGAAGGAGGCGAAGTCCCTCGGCATCGAGGTGCGCATCGCCTTCGTCTTGCCCGGAAACCGCCACGAGCAGCCGTTCTGGCAAGCGCACGTGGAGCCCTTCCGTGATCGCGGCAGCGTGTTCTTCGGCTACCGGCTCGACTGCCACTTCCCGCCTGGGCGTCAGGCGTACGCGAAGCCGGGCAGCAACGGCGTGCCCGTGGGCAGCGCTGACTTCCCCTCGTGCCTGCTGGTCTGGAGGCGCGCGTGAAGAAGGAATACCGACCGCCGCAGGTCACATCGAGCCGCGCGAAGCCCGTTAGCGAGGCAGTGTTCACACGCAATTCAGCCACCATTAAGCCACTTTCGCGCGCCCGCTCGTCTGGTCGCTTTCAGCGGGTCGGCACCGCGCGCTTCCGTGCGGCGCTCGGTGCGCCCGCCCGCGCCGCTGGTCGTCCGCCGGCGGTCACTCCCGAGCTCGGGGCGCTGGGCGAGCAGATGCTGCGGGAGGGCTCAACCATCGCCGAACTCGTCGCCAAACTCGGCGTCGATCGGCGCTCCTGGTACCGCTACGTGCATCGGGTCGCGGCTCCACCTCGGAGAACGAGGAAGAAGCGACGGGCGAACGCGATCAGCCCCGGGCTTGAGAGGAAGATCTACGACCTCGACCGAGAGGGCCTCACGCGAAGCACCATCGCAGCGAGGCTCGACCTGCACCTCAATACGGTCGTGAAGTACCTGGTGCGTGCCGGGCGCCGTCGAGTGCTCCGCCAGCCCCAGCCCCAGCCCCAGCCCCGGAGCGCTGGCACGCCGCTTGACGCGCAGTAGGCCCCCCGGGGTCGATTTTCCCTCGGGACCCCGCCCCCCTTCCCTTGTCCCGCGCGCCTGAACTCTCGCGGGCTCAATCAGAAATGGTCGGAATTCCGAGGGGGCGCGGCGTCGAGTGAGCGGTTCGCGCGAGCGTGATCCCCGATGGCAGCGAAGAAGAAGAAGCCCGCGCCGCGCCGAGCTCGAGTCGAGCCGACGAAGCGGTGCGCGCGCTGCCCGCAGTACGGGCGCAACCCCGAGCGGCCGCTGCGAGAGTTCCCGCGCAACGCGGCGATGGCCGATGGCCTCGCGGCGTACTGCCGGCAGTGCAAGCGCGAGGCGGATCGGGAGCGCCTCCGAGGCCCCCAGCCTCCGCAGCGGCAGAGGGCTCAGGACCCCGACGAACACCCACGGGGCGGTGATCTGGGTGATGACCAGAATTACGAACCGAGGGCTCGCGCCCCTGCCCTGGCGATCACGGACGAGATGATCGACGAGGCGGCCCGCTTGATCGCCACGACCGCGGCGACCCGTCGCGCCGCCGCGCGGTTCGTCGGCGTCTCGGAGAACACCTTCAAGAGCTGGCTCCGCGAGGGCGGCGACCTGAAGGACGACAACGATCCGCGTCGGCGTCTCCTCTTCGCAATCGAGATGGCCGAGGGGCACGCCGAGCGTCAGCTCACCAAGGCCTACTGGGACGGCGCGCAGGCGGACCCGCAGGTCGCGCAGCGCTTCCTCGAGCGCCGCTTCTCGAAGGGCGACGAGAAGTGGGCGCGCACCGAACACCTCAGCGTCGAGAACGCCGACTCGCCCGCGATGGAGATCGCCGATGCTCGAAAGCTCCTCAACGACAAGCTCGGCAAGCTCTTGGCTGGCATCGGACGTCCGGGCGGCGCTGGAGGATCGAGCGTTGGAACAGGGGCTGGCGCTGAGCCAGCACCTGCGTCCGCACCACCTGCTGAAGCTGCTCACGCCGAGCGAGCTGCAGCAGCTGATAGCGACCCTTCCTGACTCCGCGGTCCTCGCCTTCCTCTACGACTGGGCTGGGCTCTGGGCGCGCGACTCGCAGCTCCTGCCTCCTGGCGACTGGAACACGTGGCTGATCCTCGCCGGCCGTGGCTTCGGAAAGACGCGCACCGGGGCCGAGACCGTGCGGGACCAGGTCGAGTCCGGGAACGCGCACCGCATCGCGTTGATCGCGCCCACCGCGGCGGACGCCCGAGAGACGATGGTCGAGGGCGACAGCGGACTGCTGGCCGTCTGCCCGCCCTGGTTCAAGGCGCACTACGAGCCGAGCAAGCGGCGCGTCACCTGGAAGCGCGGGGGGCACGAGGTCGCGCGCGCGACGCTCTTCTCGGCCGAAGAGCCCGAGCGCCTCCGCGGACCGCAGCACGACTTCGGCTGGGGCGACGAGCCGATGAGCTGGGTCAATCCCGACGAGGTCTGGGCACAGTTCCAGCTCGGGCTCCGACTCGGAAAGAAGCCGCGCTCCGTCGTGACTGGCACGCCGAAGCCGCACGAGTTCCTCATCAAGCTGATGAAGGACCCCGGGACATTCGTCACCCGCGGCAACACCTACGAGAACCAGGCGAACCTCGCGGCCAACTTCATCGATACCGTCACCCGGCTCTACGGCAACAGCCGACTGGGCAAACAGGAGCTCGGCGGCGAGATCCTCGAGGCGTCAGCCGGCATCTTCGACATGGTCAAGGTGTTTGCCGCCCGCGTCGCGCGCGCTCCCGAGCTGGTGCGCGTGGTGGTTGCGGTCGACCCGACCCAGACCTCAGGCGGCGACGACGAGACGGGGATCATCGTGGTCGGCCTCGATGCGAACGATCACGGCTACGTGCTTGCCGACCGCTCGATGAAGGGCACGCCCGACCAGTGGGCGCGGCGCGTGGCCGCGACCTTCCACGAGTTCCAGGCCGACGCCGTCGTGGCCGAGGTGAACGTCGGCGGCGAGATGGTCGAGTTCACGCTCCGCACCGTCGACGACTCGCTCCCCGTGAAGACCGTGCGCGCGATGCGCGGGAAGACGAAGCGCGCGGAGCCGATCGCCGCGCTCTACGAGCAGGGAAAGGTGCACCTCGTGGGAGAGCACCCGAAGCTCGAGGCTCAGATGAAGACCTTCACCGGGGTGAACGGTCGGCGCGACGACCGGACCGACGCCATGTGCTGGGGCCTGCACGAGCTCATGGTCACCCCGGCCTTCGCCTTCGTGTGACGGCACCGGGCTACTCCTCGGCCATGGGCTTGCTCGACAAGGTGAAGGGCTACTTCAGCCGAGCAGCGGCGCCGGCCCCCGGCCCGCTCACGGCGAAGAACTTCGAAGGCGGGCTCCTCGCCTCGGGCACCGGCGGGCGTGGGCCACCGAAGCGCGGCACGCTCGAGCTGATCCAGATGTACAACCTCTCGCCCTGGTTGCGAGCGGTCACGAGCCGCATCGCGCGCGCGGTCGCCGGGACGCAGTGGCGCATCTACGCGCGCGCCGAACTGCCCGCGCGCTCGAGGACCATCGACCTCCACCGCGAGTCGCGAGACGGACTGCCGCCCGTGTGGCGCTGGGGCCAGGACCGGATGGTGCGCGACCACCGTCTCCAGAGCGGAAGCTGGAAGGTGCGCGCGGCGCACCGGCGCAGCCTGCAGCGCGCGGGCGTTCTTCGCGAGGTCGTCGACCACCCGCTCCTCAAGCTCCTGGCGAAGCCGAACGAGTTCATGTCGGGCGAGGTCGCGCTGAAGGTCACGCAGATCTGGCTCGACATCAAAGGCGAGGCCTTCTGGCTGGTCGCCTTCGACGCAGAGGGCCAGCCCAGCAGCGTCTACCCGGTGCCTCCTCATTGGGTGACGCAGGTCCCGAACAACACCTCGCCCTACTTCCTCGTGACCTACGGCGGCCTGCAGATGAAGGTCGATCCGAAGGCCGTGCTGTGGTTCCGCGACGTCGATCCCGCGTCCCCGTACGGTCGAGGCAGCGGCATCGCCGAGAGCCTGGGCGACGAGCTCGAGACCGACGAGTTCGCAGCGAAGTACATCAAGACTTGGTTCTTCAACTCCGCAACACCGTCGATCATGGTCGGCCTCGAGGAAGCCGGGGGCAAGGGAGTCGAGGAGGCGCGCGCGAAGTGGGAGGCGGCGCACCGCGGAGTCCACAACGCCCATCGCGCTCACTTCGCCTCGGGGAAGATCAACGCGGTCAAGCTCGACACGGCGTTCCGCGAGCAGCAGCTCGTCGAGCTCCGCCGCATGGAGCGCGACACCTGCGTGCAGGTCTTCGGCGTGCCGCCCGAGGTGATCGGCATCATCGAGGACAGCAACCGAGCGACGATCGACTCCGCGTTCTACATGTTCGTCGTCGGTGTCGAGCACCCGCGTGTGCAGTTCCTTCGCGCGGAGATCGCCTCGCAGCTGCTGACGAAGTACCCCGGCGGCGACGCTGCTGTGCTCGAGGCCGAGATGAACGAGCCCGAGGACAAGTCGCATCGCCTCGAGGTGATGAAGGCGCAGCCGCGCGCCTTCGAGCTGAACGAGTGGCGCGCGGAGGCCGGCTTCGAGCCCAAGCCTGAACTCTCTGGGAAGTACCCGGACGCGCTCCCGGGCCAGGCGCCAGCGCAGCTCGAGCCTGGCGACAAGCCGAGCAAGCTCGACGACGAAGAGGACGCGGACCTCGTGATCGACGTCGAGCCCGAGCGAGCCGACCCACCGTGGGCGAAGTCGCTCAGCTGACGGCGGGCCGCATCGTGTGAATCAGCGCGGCGAGTGTGCGGGCATGACGACGCACCGCCGCGACGCACCTGTGGGCACCATCGAGAAGACCGGTGATCGCACGCGACGTCTCGCCGTGTCGGACGAGAGCATCGACCGCTACAACACGACGTTCGCGGCGGACGGCTGGGAGACCCGGAACTTCGAGAAGAACCCCGTGCTCCTCTGGTGCCACAACGCCAGCGCGCTTCCCGTGGGCAAGGTGCGGTCGATCTCCACGTCGCCCTCGCGCACGCTGGTCGCCGAGGCCGAGTTCTTCACCGCCGACTTGAACCCCGACGCCGACCGCATCATGCGGATGATCGACGCGGGCGTGCTCGCGGTGTCGCACCGCTTCGAGCCGCTCGAGTACAAGTACAACCTCGACCGCGAGGGGAAGTCGGGCGAGTGGTCCTACTACCCGCCGATCGACTACCTCCGTCAGGAGCTGCTTGAGGTCTCGATCGTCACCGTGCCCGGGAACGCGAACGCGCTCCCGATGCGCGACCTGAAGGACGTGGACGATCTCCGGCTCATCGCCGAGGCCGCGATGGTCCGCGCGGCGGATGTGCCGGCGCCGCGCCTCGACGTGCTCAAGCTCCGGGAAGAGGCGCTCGCGAAGCGCTCGACGCCGGCCCCTGCCCCGACGCCCGCAGCTGATCCCGCGCCGGCGAAGACCGAAGAGCAGCCGCTCGAAGAGCAGGAGCTCGAGGTCGATGGCCTCGACGCCGAGGGCGTTCAGTCGTTGGTCGAAGAGACCGTCAAGGAAGTGATGGCGCAGCGGAGTCGAGCCGCCGATCTGCGCCGCCGTGGGGAACTCGAAGTCGCCAGCTGAAGGAGCACGCACGTGGGAATCACCGTCAAGGACCTGAGGGGCATCATCAAGGACACCGTCTCGAAGGAGATGGCGGACAGGGTCATCGAGATCGAGAAGGAAGCCCGCGGGCACTTCGAGGCGGCCATGAAGAAGGCCGACCCTGCGTTCATGGCGCAGCTCCGCTCGATGCTCACCGCGCCGGGCCAGGCGCAGCCGGGCAGCGACGACAAGCTCGAGGCCGCGCGCAACTACCGCGTTGAGACCGACCCCCTCAAGGGCAAGGGCCTCATGTTCGCACGCGCCGTGCGCTGCGAGACGATCGCCAAGGTGCGCGGCGTTCAGGCGAAGGACGTGGCCCGCGAGCTCGCCCGCCAGGGGAACCCCGGCTACACGCAGCTCGCGGACCTGATGGACGCCAGCGAGAAGACCCGCTCGCTCTCCGCGGGCTCGCTCGCCGGCGCCGGCGTGCTCATCGCCGAGCAGCTCTCGTCCGAGTTCATCGAGCTCCTGTACGCGAAGGCCATCGCGACGCAGCTCGGCGCGCGTGACCTCGGCTTCCGGGGCACCCTCTCGATGGGCCGCATGAACAGCGGCGCCACCGTCAGCTACGTGGGCGAGGAGGCGAACATCGTCCCGAGCCAGCCCGGCCTGGGCGCGGTGAAGCTCACCGGCAAGAAGGCCGCGGGCCTCGTCGCGGTCACGAACGAGCTGCTCAACCTCGCCTCTCCGGGCGCCGACGCGATCATCCGCGACGACCTCCTCATGGCGATGGCGCTCCGCCGCGACCTCTCGTTCTACCGCGGCACGGGCGCGGAGACGCAGCCGAAGGGCGTCTACCTCTGGACGAAGGCGGCCAACCACGTGAACCAGTCGGGCACCACGCTCGCCGCGGTCGTCTCCGACTACCTCGGCCTCTGCCGCCTGGTGGAAGAGTCGAACGTGCCGATGGAGTCGGCCGGCTGGGCGATGGCGCCGCGCACCTTCTGGGGCCTCGCCAAGCTCCTCGACGGCAACGGCAACTGGGTGTTCCTCCCGATGCTGATGGCCGGCTCGCTCTTCGGCTTCAAGTTCGGGAAGACCACGCAGATCCCGACGAACCTCAGCGGCTCGAACTCCGAGGTGTACTTCGGCGTGCACAGCGACGTGATCCTCGGCCGCGACGAGGGCCGTCCGCTCGAGGTCGAGATGCAGCCGAACGGCGCGTACCACAACGGCTCCGCCGTCGTGGCCGGCTTCTCGAACGACACGACGCCGATCCGCATCATCGAGTCGCACGACGTCGCGGCCCGGCACGACAACACGTTCGCCGTCCTCGAGCAGGTCACGCTCCAGTAACCGCGGACACCCTCGCCTTCGCCGTCCGCGCTTCGATGAGGGGCGCGGCGGCATCACCCGCTCACCCGCTGCAGGAGAAACACCAGCATGACCGCTCAGACCATCACCGGCGTCGGCCCCGAGGTCTCCACGAAGATCGGCCTCGACGCTGCCGCGCGCTCCGCCGGCGCCGTCAACGGCACCGGCATCGACCGCCGTGGCTTCAACTCGTGCGTCCTCGTCGCCCAGACCGGCGCGGTGTCCGGCGCGCCCTCGGCGCAGACGTTCGACGTGAAGCTGCAGCACAGCGACACGCTGGGCGGCACGTACACCGACTTCACGCCCTCCGTGCCGAACCCGGGGGCGTCGGGCGCCGTCGCGCAGATCACCGCGGCGTCGGCGGTGAAGAAGCGCTCCATCGACCTGAAGACCGCGAAGCCGTTCATTCGTGCGGTCGGCACCACCGGTTTCACCGGCGGCACGGCTCCGACGCTCCTGAGCTCGGCGCTCATCGTGCTCGGCGGCGCGGACGTCCTCCCCATCGCCGACGACTCGTAAGCCCGAGTCGAAGACCTGAGCGCCGGCCGGTGAGGCGGCGCTCGCGCAGTTCCCCTTCACCGTGAGATCCCGATGCCTGCCCTGAAGCTCATCCGTCTGACGAAGTCCTTCGGCGCGAACAACGCCGGGGAGATCGCCTCGTTCACCCCCGACACCGCCGCGCACATCCTCAAGCACCAGGGCGGCGAGGTGCTGGGCGACTTCGACCCGACCCGCCAGGTGGTGGTGAAGCGCGAGGTCGACGGCGAGGAGAAGATCCTCATCGTCGACGCGGAGCGCGACGCCAACGGCAACATGGTCGAGAAGAAGAGCGCGCCCGCGGCGAAGAAGCCCGAGGGCGACAACAAGCCCAAGCAGTAACCGAGCTACCACCCAGAGGCCTGAGGTGCTCCCCGGTGAACTGGTGATGGGAGCGGGCCGACCGAGAGCCGTACAGCACCGAGGGTGACGACCCTCGGGAGCAGCGCAGGGAAGGCGGGTCACCGGCCTCCCTGCAACGCTCGAATCCGTATGCGGCGGTAGAGGAGCCCGGTTCCCTCGCTGCGCTCATAACGCAGAGCACGCTGGTTCAAATCCGGCCCCCGCAACTCGAGGCGCAACATGGACTCCGACCTGACGCTCCCGGCCACCGTCGCGGAAGACCTCGGCGTCGATGCGTCCGATCCGAAGCTCCCGCGTTTGATCGGCGCCGCATCCGGCGCGATCCGCACGTACCTCAATCGCCCGCAGCTGCACTTCTCGGCCGCCTACGTCGAGCGCCTCCCGGGGCTCATCAAGCAGGTGCGCCTGCTGCTGGGGCTGACGCCGGTGGTGGCGGTCGCGTCGGTCGTGCTGCCTGACGGCTCGTCGCTGGGCGCCTCCGACTACACCCTCGAGGACACCGAGCTCGGCGCGCTCTACCGGTCCGTCGGCTGGCCGTACACCGGGCTCGTGCACGCAGGGCTGCTCTACGACGCGCCCGCCGTCGGCACCGAGAAGAAGAGCATCGTGGTCACGTACTCCGGTGGTTGGGTGACGCCGGTCCAGGCTGCGGGGGGCGGCTCGCCCACCCGCACGCTGCCGTACGAGATCGAAGAAGCGTGCATCGCCACCGTGACCTCGCTCTACCGTGGCAAGGGCAGAGACTCCGCCGTAGCGAGCGAGGCCCTGGGCGACTACTCCGTGAGCTACCGCGCGCCGAACTCGCTCATCGGCGTCGGCTCCGCGGGCATCATCCCTGACAGCGTGCTGGCGCAGCTCAACCCCTACCGGCGGTTGATCACGTGAGCCTCCAAGCGATCCTCCGCGAGACGGCCTACGTGGCGTCGGTGACAAGCACCGGCCCTCGAGGCGACCCTGTTTACGGTGCGCCCGTTGCGCGGAAGGTCCGCGTGGAGCGCGAGCAGCACATGGTGCTCAACGCCCGCGGCGAGCAGGTCGCGAGTGCGCATCGCCTGTGGTGCCTCCAGCCGGTGAACATCACCGACCGGGTGTGGTTGCCTGGGAAGAACCAGAACATCGCGGAGCAGAGCCTCATCCCCATCGCCGTCAGCTCAGCGTCCAAGTTCGACGGGTCGACGACCCTCTACAGGGTGGATCTCTGATGGCCGACCTCTTCAAGATCGAAGGCCTCGACCAGCTGAAGCGCCAGCTGAAGAAGATGAAGCGCCAGATGTTCGAGGAGATGAAGACCGCGCTCGCGGAGGAGGCGGCTCGCCTGCACGGCGCGGCCGAGACGCAGACGCCTGCAGCGAGCGGCGAGCTGCTCATGTCCCTGCAGCGGAGCTCGGCGGTGTCGCCGACCAAGGGCAGCGTCCAGCACGTCGTCGCGTACACCGACGAGAAGGCGGCGGCAGTGCACGAGGGCATCCACTGGGGCCACAAGGTGGAAGGCACCGCCGGCTTCAAGTGGTTCGAGCGGACGTTCAACGCGTTCCATCCGGCGGCCGCGCAGCGCATCGTCGGGCGCCTGAAGTCGCTCGTTGCTCGAGGTGGCGCATGAGCTCGATCGTCACCAGTCCCCCCGGGAACGCGACCGCCACGAAGCGCGGGTTCCTGTCGGCCGTCGCGCAGATGATCGGCGGGGCAAAGACCTTCCTCGCCGCGGTGGTCCTCTCGGCAGGGGTTACCATCAACGGTACCGTGCAGCAGCAGGTGAAGGTGACGCCGCCAGCCGCTGGAGGCACCGCGTTCTCCAACCCGACGATGTGGTTTGAAACGACGGGTTCAAACCAGACGAACATTATTCAGATCGGCAGCGGGCTCACGGCGAGCACGTGGGAGTTCGCGATCGGGTTCTTCACTGGCGCGCTCGCTCCGCTGATCCAATCTCGCGGCAACATGTTCTTGTCTGTCGCGAGCGGCGGCTACATCGCGCCCATCTCGCCAGGCGTGAACGACTTCGGCGCGAGCACGAACTACTGGCGCCGCATCTATTCGAGCTACCTGCAGCTGAACCCGGGAGGCGCAGCGCGACCGACCGCGGACGCGAGCAACCGGGGAACGCTCTGGTACTCGAAGAGTGCGAACGGCTCAGCGGACACGGTTCAGATCTGCCTGAAGAGCGCAGCAGACACCTACTCGTGGGTGACGATCGCAACGGGGTAACAAATGGGAATCAACGCTACAGCGCGGAGCGACTTCCTCGCGGATCTCGCCGCATTCAAGGCAGCCAACCCGGGCGCGACGCGAGCGCAGGTGCGTCGGTACGTCGCCTCGCTTCACGATGCTTCGGGAGAGTGGCTCTCGAAGCGCGACGCACAGGACAGCGCCGCTTTCGCGGACTTCGCGGCGAGTCGCCAGGCGCTGTTCAAGGCCTTCACCGATGCGCTTCCGGAACCCTCCATCGACCCCGTCGACCCACAGAGCTGAGGCATGGCCGACCGGATCTCATTCGGCCTGAAGGACGCTAACGACGCGCCGCTAACGGGCGCGGTGCCGGCGTTCGTGCAGTACCGGGACCTGATCGGCAACGCGCGCACGCCGCCCGCCATCGTGGAGATCGGCGGCGGGCAGTACGGCTTCTCGCCCACGGACGCCGACGAGCTCGCCCGCGTGGTGTTCCTCATCGACGCGGGGCCAAGCTCGGACCCGCGCTACCTCTCGGGCGCGATCCACACACCCGCCCTGCCCTTCCTCGGCTTCCACCTCGAGGACGGCGCCGGCGCGCTGTGGGCTGGGGGGAACCCGACGGTCGGCGTCTGGCGCGACTTCGCCGGCAACGCGCGCACGCCGCCTTCGGTGCTCACTCCCGGCGCGACCGCGTACCTCTTCGCCCTGGTGCCGAGCACGGAGGACCTCGCGGTCGATGTCGCCTACCGCATCGACGTGCCCGCCGGCGCCGAGCCGCCCGGGTACGCGGGGAGCGTCGAGCGTCAGCCCTGGTCGGCGCCCTCGCCCGGGCCCCTGAAGAGCGCCGCGGCCGACGTCACCGCGTTCCTCGACACGAAGACGGCGGGAGACGTCGTGCTCGTGAAGGGCACGAACCTCTTCGAGGGGCAGATGCGTGCCATCGACCGCACGACTGCGCCGGCCGTGTTCGCGCTCGAGACCGGCGGTCCCGCGCCCGACTTCTACCTCGGCGGCCGCCGCACCTCGCTCTTCCAGCCGACGGTGCAGGTGATGATCCGCGGCCCGGCCGGTGACGACACCCGCGGGGAGGCGTTCGCGAAGGCCATCTACGCCTGGCTGCACATGCGCGTGGTGAGCGGGTACGTGAGCTGGGACGCGCGCGACTCCGGGCCCGTGTACCTCGGACAGGACCCGCAGCAGCACGGGCAGTGGGTCGTCAACCTCGTGTGTCGGTACCGCGCCAGCCTGGGCTGAACGGCACCGAGAATCGTGTGCGTGCCTCGCGGCAGTGTCGCGCTCTCTCGCAAGGAGCCCGCCCATGTCCACCGCAGCTCACCTCCGGAAGGTCTACGTCAAGGCGACGAACGCGGCGCCGAGCGGCAGTGACGAGCTCGACGGCGCGAAGGAGTTCAGCTTCACCACGACGCGCGACGTCCTCGACACCACCGACTTCAAGGACGGTGACCAGCGCACGAAGATGCTGGGCCTGAAGGACGGCTCCGGCTCCATCAGCGGCGACTGGGAGCCGGCGGACGCGATTCAGACCATCCTCCGCAACGCGCACTTGAACGGCACGCTCGTCTACGTGACCGACCTCCAGGACGGCACCACGGGCGCCACCTACCCGGTGCTCGTCGAGAGCATCGAGAACGGCGGCGCGGTCGGCGACCTGGTCAGCTCGACGTTCAACATCACCCAGGCTGGCGCGGCCATCGCTCGTCCGTAAGGCGCCTCCATGTCGACCGCCAACCACACGAGCGTCATTCGTGGTCCGGGCACGTCGACGGCCTTCACGAACGAGCCGACGACGAAGCTCACCGCGAACACCGTCTACCAGCTCAACACCGACGCGCGCCGCCTGCTCGACCCGGCCGTGCCCGTCGTCGTCGAGGTCGATGCGGACGGCGCCGGCGGCGGCGGCTACGCCGTCGCGCCCGCCTCCTCCTACGTCGTCGACTACCTCTTCGGCATCATCACGTTCCTCGCCGACCAGGGCGCCGCGGCCCTCGTGCGCGTGAGCGCGAGCTACATCCCGGTGGTCGACCTGCTCGGCGTCACCGACTGGTCCATCACGTGCTCGCGCACGGTCCTCGACGACACGACCATCAACAACGCCGCGGGCGTCCGCACGAAGAAGCTCGGGCTGAAAGACGTCACCGGCAGCCTCACGTTGAACGAGCTGCTCACCGTTGACCACGACCCCGGCGCGGGCGCCCTCGTCTTGAAGAGCTACCTCGACAACGGCACGCCGTTGCTCCTCGAGGTCGCCACGGGCGGCAAGCGCTTCCGCGCCTGGGGGCTCATCGAGAGCACCGAGGCCGGCGGCTCCGTCGACGAGCTCGTCAGCAACACCGTGAACTTCACCGGCGCGGCTCGCGCCACCGGCCTCGCCGGCTACTCCTGGGAGCCCTGATGTCGACGCTCGAACGTGACCTGCTGCGCCAGATGACCCTCGGTGCGCCCGCGCGCCAGATGCGGAAGAAGCTCGTGCCCATCCGCGACGCGTCGAAGCCCCGCGCGCTCGAGGTGGTGCTCGACGAGGAAGGTCAGCCCAAGCGTGAGCCCGTGCTCGACACGGAGAAGAACCCGGTGCTCGGCGACGACGGACAGCCGCTCACGCAGGAAGTGAAGAAGTACCGGCACCCGCCGATGCTGAAGGCAGATGGCACTCCGGTGATGGTCGAGGTCCGCGAGCCGAGCATCAAGCTCCGCGCCTCCATCTTCAAGGCGGCCGGCGTGACCGGCGCCGATGGCGAGAAGATCGACATGGCGGAGCTGCAGGTCGAGACCGTCGTCGCCCTCACCTACGTGCCCGACACGAACATCAAGGTCTACACGGACGCCGACAAACAGGCGCTCCGTCAGCAGCTCGTCGGCGGCTTCGCAGACGACATCTTCGAGTTCGCCTACCCGCTCATGAACGTGAGCGCGGAGGAGGAGGCGAAAAAAAACTAGAGGCGGACCCCGTTCGGGTCTCGCTCTTCCAGATCGCGGAGCTCCTTGGTCTCCCGGTCTTCGAGCTCGAGGAGACGTTGCCCCCTGGGGAACTCGTCGAGTGGCGCGCGTACCTCAGCATCAAGGCCGACCACGAAAAGAAGGCGCTCGAGAAGGCGAAGCGCGAGGCGAAGTCGAAGCGCGGCAAGGGGTGGTGAGCGATGGCGCTGAACATCGGCAGCATGTACGCCTCGCTGGCCGCGCGCACCGGCGCTTGGTCGAAGGGTCTCCAACGCGCGCTCGGTGACCTCGAGCGGTTCTCGCGGGAGGCCAAGAAGGTCTCGGCCGACGTCGCGCAGTTCTCCGGCGTTCTCGCCGGCGTGGGCATCGCCGCGGTGAAGCTGGCCTCGGGCGTCGACGGGCCCACGAAGCGCGCGATGAACGGGCTCGAGCAGAGCACCAAGCTCCTCGCAGTGCAGGTCGCCGACATGCTCTTGCCCGCGGTGCGGGAGCTGACGGCGATGTTCAGGCAGGCGGCCGGAGTCGTCGCGGGGCTCGACCCCGAGATGAAGAAACACGTCAGCAACTTCGCGATCCTCGCGGTGCAGGTCGCCTTTGCCGCGAAGGCCTTCTCTCTCTTCGCGGGCGTCGCGGGCAGCGCGTTCGGCGTGCTCAAGGGCGCGCTCGGGATGATCTCTGCCATCGGGCTCGGGCCCATCATCGGCATCGCCCTCGCCCTTGGCACGGTCGTGGCCGTCGTCGTGCTGCTCCATCGCGCCTGGCGGAAGAACTGGGGCGGCATTCAGGACGCGACGGCCGAGGTGCTGAACTGGCTCCACGACGGGTTCTCCCAGTTCGCGAACTTCATCCAGAAGGTCTGGGGCTACGCCGTGAAGGGCGCGAGCGTCTTCGTCGACGCGCTCCTGAACGTGGTCGACGCCGTCCAGAACATCACCGGCAAGAAGATGGTCGACACGGGCGCGCTGCGTGAAGGCTTCGCCGGGCTGTGGAAGGACCTGCAGAGCGGCTCGTTCTTCTCGGAGGCCTTCAGCTTCGGGAAGACCGTGGGCCAGCAGATCGTCGACGGACTGAGCGAGGAGCTCAGCCTCATCAAGAAGGAGCTCGGGCTCGACAAGCTCTTCAGCCCCAGCACGGCGAAGCCCATCGGCCTCGGCCGCGGCATGCCTCAGGGGCCGGCGAAGAGCGGTGCCGCGAATGACGCGCTCACGCAGGCGATGCGGAGCACGGTCAACGTGCAGCCCTTCGTCGACGAGGCGAACAAGGCGGCGCGCGAGATGTCGCAGCAGGCAGTCGCGAGTGAGGTCCTCCGGCAGGAGATGAAGCGTCGGCTCGCGGCTGAGAAGGAAGCGGCCGCCAGCGCTCAGCGGATGGCGATGGCGCGGGTTAGCGGCGACACCAGCACGCTCTCGAAGGCGGAGCGCCGGGACTTCAACGCAGAGAACACGACCATCAAGCAGGGGGCCGTCGAGGCCTCGAGCTGGGGTGAAGCGCAGCGCCAGCTTCGCGACGGGCTCAAGGGCGCCTACTCCGTTGGGGCGCAGCTCGAGGTGTGGGGCCGGCGCATGGGGCCGATGGTCGCCTCGATGGGCAAGCAGCTGCTCGGCGCGGTCGGCGAACTCGTCGGCTCCATCGTCGAGGGCGCGCAGTCGGGCGGCATCTGGGGAGCAATCATCGCGGCCTTCATGGAGATCGCGAAGAAGACCGCGAGCGCTCTCCAGTTCCTCGGCGTCGCGATGGAGTTCATCGAGCAGATCGCCGCGATGATCGAGCCGCTGGTGAAGCCCATCTTCGACGCGCTCACCAACGTGCTCGGCGTCGTCACGCAGATCGTCGCGCCCGTATTCGAGGCGCTGAAGCCGCTCTTCGAGAACATCGGCAAGCTGGTGAACTACCTCGCGCCGATCCTCTACGCGGTGGGCGACGTGCTCATGGCCATCGCCCCCGTGCTCGAGGTGATCGGCAAGGTCGTCGGCGTCATCTTCCAGGCGCTGAGGCCGATCATCGAGCTGATCGCCGGCATCCTGAAGGTCGTCGCGACCGTGCTCCTCGGCATCATCATCGCGCTGAACGAGCTCGCGGCGTCCTTCGGGGACGAGGCGGCGAAGGCCGAGTCCGCGAAGATGAAGGCGCTCGTCGAGGCGATGTGGTCGCGCACCGCCGCTCAGGACGAGGCGAACATGGACCTCGCCGGGAGCACGCTCAAGCTCGCTGCCGCACAGAACGAGGCGGCGGAGTCGGCACAGAAGGTCGCGACCAGCCTGAGCAACGTCCCTAACGGGTACCGCATCGCGCACGCCCGCTACCAGGCGGACATGGGGCTCGGCGCGCAGAACCTCGGCTTCATGGCGCCGGCGCCGGCGGGTTCGAACACGACCATCATCTTCAACGGCGACATCACCACAGACTCCGACACCCTCGCCGCCCTGTCGGAGGACGCGCGGCGTGAGGCGAAGCGCCGCCGCGGTCAGCGCTCGGGCAACCCGACGGGTGAAGACCCATGAGCGCCTTGACCATCAACGGCGTCGACCTCCCCGTGGCGATCGACTCGCTGACCGCCGGCTTCGAGCCGGTCGGCACCACCGGCCGCAACACGCGCGGGCACCACCTGAAAGAGCGCCGGCGCGACAAGTGGGTGTTCGAGTTCGACCTCAGCCCGGCGCCGCTCGAGGAGGTGCTCCTCTACCGCTCGCTCATCCTCGGCGACGGGGAGTTCTGGTCGACGGAGACGAACCAGTGGGGCGCGAAGGGGCTGGGACTCACAGGCACCGGCGCGTGGATCGGCTCGGGTGGCGGAAACCCGCTCACGGGCAGCGGCAACGGCGTGTTCCGGCTCACCACCGGGCAGACGATGGTCGTCCCCGGGAAGCTCTACGACCAGAGCGCGGTGACTGCCGCGGCCGCCGGGCTGTCGGGCGCGACGCTCGCGGCCTGGCGGTACGACGACACGCTGGCGGCCTACCGGATCTTCGCGTGGAGCTGGCGCGCGCTGGACTCCGTCGTCACCCACAAGCGCGAGAAGCTGGGGGCCATCGGCGCGAGCGGCGCGGTGCAGAACTTCACCGGCACGGAGACCCTCGCGGTCTCGGGCGGCAACCTGACGGTGACCGCGCCTGGCTCGGGCGGGCCCTGGCGCTACTCGAACCTCCTCCTCATCCCGTGGTTCCTGCCGCTGGCGCAGGTCGACCAGCTCCTCGAGGGGCTGGCGCTTGTCCGGTACCAGCTCCCGAAGCTGCCCCGGGTCTACGTGCAGACCGACCTGTTGCCCGTCGACCAGCTCAAGACGGCGCCCGTCGGGTCGGTGCAGTCGAGCATCATCTGCCACGGCGAAGTCGAGAGCCTGCGGGTGACGCCGCTCATGCGCAACGGCGCCTTCAGCACCACGGAGTGCGTGCTCTCCGGCTCCCTCATCGAGGTGTAACTCCATGCGCACGAAAAGCGCTCAGGCCGTGGCCGTGCTGGGGAACCCGTCCCACAGCGCCCGCATCATCGCGACCGTCTACAACGCGTCGAACGTCGCGACGGAACTCTCGGAGGTCGGGCTCGCCGCGTACGGCGTTCGCGACCCGATCATGGGTGCGGAGGTCGAGCAGAGCATCGACACGTTCCGGACCGCGCGCGTGCGCCTGCTCCGCCAGCAGGGGAAGTATTCCTTCGCGCCCCTGGTCACGAGCCCGCTCGGCACCTTGATTCAGGTCGGCTGGCGCATCGTGCTCGAGTGCGAGCTCCTTTTGCCCGACATCACCGTTACGCCCGCGGGGCTGCGGGAGGTCGTCTTCGACGGGTACATCGACGAGATGCAGTGGCCGGGCGACGAGCTTGAGCTGATCTGCACCGACCAGTCGGCGCGGCTGCGCGACACGTGGATTCAGCGAGAGCGGGTCTACGGGCTGGCCAACGGCGTCAACGCGACGAAGGGCTGCTACGTCTGGCGCTACGACCTGCACACGCTCCAGGTCGGTGACCTCGTCATTCCATCGGACGCGAGGCGCAACGGTCACTTCTACGCGGTGATCGCGGCCGCCTCGCCGCAGAGCGCCGCGGAGCCGACGTGGCCGACTGGCACCCTGGCAACCGTGGTCAGCGGAGGCGTCACCCTTCAGGAGGCCGGGCCGACGAGCGAGGTGGGCATCGACCTCGAGACGATCATCCAGCAGATACTCAACGACAACGGCCTGAGCAGCATCATCTTCGAGTGCGCGATCTCGCCCGCGTGGTTGGTGAAGCCATACATCCAGCAGCGCGAGTCCGTCATGACTGCCATTCAGACGATGGTCGATCAGCTCGGCTGGTGGATCAGGTTCGAATGGGATGCCGGCTACGCGGCGTACGTGCTCACACTCGAGGAGCCCGACCGCTCCTCAGGCACCGTCCACAAGACCATCGACGAGGCGGACGAGTTGGAATGCACCGAACTCGGGGTCGACGTGTGGTCCATCCGCAACCGCGTTCGCGTCGTCTACGGCGACAGCTCGAGCCGCTCTCCTTCGGGAAGCCCGCAGCGCGTGGCCGTCGAGGTGGAGGACGCCACCTCGATCACGAAGTACGGCGGCTTCCCTCGATTCATGGAGGTAGGCGAGGACGACGCTTCGAACATCGACACGCTGGCCGAGGCAACCCGCTTGGCGAACGCGATTCTGGCGGACCTCAAGGAACCGCTGGCCGGGCTCGCGCTCGCGTTCTCCGTCGACCCGTACCTCGAGCTCGGCGACCGCATCACGGTGCCGGGCGACGGGCTTCGCTTCACCTCGTCGCAGACGCTGGCAGTTGAGTCCCTTCGCCACAAGTTCGACGGCACGAGCGCGCGAACGAGCGTCCGCCTGAGCGGCGCGCCGGCGGCGCGGCGTGAGGGCTGGCTCATCAAGGACGGACGCGCGAACCCGAGCGACGTGCACCAACTCAGCCTCGCGAACAACGTGACGCAGGCGCTGGCGACCACGTCGACCGTCGGCGGGCAGCGCTTCTCGATCACCGGCAACCGCTCGAAGGACGCGCTGAACAACGCGAACGAGCTGCACATCAGTACGTCCCCGAACTTCACCCCGAGCGCGGCGACCCTCGCGGCATCGGGTGAGGCGAGCGCGTTCGACGTGCCCGACCTCGTGCCTGGCAAGCCGTACTACGCGAAGACGATCCCGTTCTCGAAGAACGCCGACCGCATCGTGAGGGGCGAGCCGTCCACGGAGATCTCGTTCATCGCCGGCCGCGCGCGGGCCGGGCACTACGACAGCAGCTCGACGCAGTCGCACCTCCCGCTGAATGGGAACTTCGAGCACGCGAGCGACAACCTCGCGTCGGCGCCGCCCGATCAATGGCAGGTAGTGACCCGGCCCAGCGAGACGGCCGAGGTGTGGGGCTCCGGCGGGTCCGTGTTCCACGGCACCGACTCGAGCAAGGGGCGCTACATCGAGCTCCGCGCAAGCGCGACCCAGCGCGGGAACCTCGTCTCGAGCCCCTTCGAGGTGCGCCGCGGCTGCCGCTCGCTGAACATCTACCTTTCGATCATGCGGCTCGGCTCGAGCGCAGTGAGCCTGAAGGATCTCATCGTCGACGTCTCGCTCTACTCAGACGCGGCGCTGACGACGCTCGTGCGGACCGACAGCATCTTCCTGAGCGGCTCCGCCTCGGGCCCCTACCCGTCGCTCTCCACCTGGTACGACGCGGTGATCGACTACGGCGGCGGCTACGGCGCGCTGCCCACGAACGCGAACTTCATGGTGATCGCCCTCCGGCGCAGCACAACCGGCGACAACAGCTTCAGCTGGCGCGTCGGCGATGTGTACGTCCAGGAGTCGGACTTCTACCGCGCGCAGATCGACCAGCAGTCCTTCATCACGGTCGCCAGCACCGTCGGCTTCGCCACGGGCTGGGCCGACTTCGGCGGCTCGTTCCCGCCCGCGGCGTACATGAAGGACTCGATGGGCTTCGTTCACCTCCGCGGCGTCGTGAAGCGCGTCAGCGGGGCCGGCCTGCCGATCTTCACCCTGCCCGCCGGCTACCGGCCCGAGGTCCAGTTCGAGTTCTTCCCGGTCCAGGCGACCTCGGCCTACGGCGATGTGCAGATTGACGGCACACCCTCGGGAACCCCTGGTCGCGTGGCGCTGGGTGTCGGCACGACGTCCTACATCTCCCTCTCGGGCATCACGTTCAAGGCGGGCTGATCGCTTACCGCCCGGGCGCGGTAACCGGTCGGCGGGAAGAATCGTGTGCGTGCCTCGCGGCAGGGTTCGTCTCATGAACCTTCGATCGGTCGCCCTGCTCGCCGTCATCAGCTTCGCCTCCATGCTCTCCCTGCCCGCGCACGCGGCCGAGACGAGCCCGCCCGACGAGCTGCAGCTCTGCGAGCTCGCGGGCGGCGAAGTGCACCCGGCGCTCGAAGCGCCGACCTTCAACGATGCGGTCAACACGTGGGAGCGGTCGCAGCCCGCGCACTCGAAAGAGAGCAGCTACATGTCGTTCCGAGCGAAGTGCAGGATCACCGGCGTCTTTCAGCACAACTCCGCCCACCCGAACTCGGAAGGGAAGACGCCGATCACGCAGGTCGACGTCACCCTTCAGCCGGTCTTCGCCGGCAGCGACTCGGACTCGAACAAGGACTGGTCGAGGTGGACCCCGAGCGGGGAGCTGCGCCTCTCCATCACGAACCCGGAGATCTTCCCCGAGCTGATCAACGGCCGGACGTTCTTCGTCGACTTCTCGCCCGCCGAGGAGTGAGCGCGATGGTCAGCGGCCGGGCTTCATTCGAGGGGGTGAGGCCCGGCCGCTGGCTGGTGCTCGGGCTGTTGCTGCTCGCCGCGGCTGCCTACGCACAGCCGGTGCTGAACCTCGATGCCGCCGAGAAGCTGGCAACCGGCACCGTCACCTACGTGCTCGCAGTCATCGCGTGCGTGGAGGCTGGCGTCGTCGTCTACCTGTTCCTCGAGCTGCGGAAGGAGTCCCGCGGCCGCCTCGAGGACTCGGTGCGCTCGAGCGAGAACGCGATGCGAATTCAAGGCGAGAGCGTGAAGCTCTCCATCAAGGCGCTCGATTCGATGGACGTGGTCGAGAAGGTCGTCGAACGCGCGTACCCGTCACAGCGAGGCTGACGCATGAGCGTGAAGGACACCTACCGCAGGCTGGTGGAGCAGTCTCAGAGCGCCACCGACCAGGCCGCCGAGACGCTGAAGGAAACGCGCGAGGTCATCACGAGCCGAATCGACGAGCTCAAGCGTCGGGTCGGCATCGACCGGAACCGCATCACGCACCCCGAGCTGAAGGCCGTCAGATGAGCAAGGTCCATCACCTCGAGCGCGCCCGCGGCGTGCACCCGCGCATGCTCGACCTGCCGCGGCAGTGGATCGCCCGGGGCCCCTTCGAGATCGCCGTCGCGCTGCACGGAGGCCTGCGTGCCGACGAGGCGCTGCAGGCGAAGCTGAGCGGCGGGGGCATGTCGGCCGCTGGCTCGCTCATCAAGACGCCGCACGGCCGCGCAGCCGCCCTCGACCTGGTGCCCATCGAGTTCCTGCTCTACGTGCCGGTGTCCTTCGGCGGCAAGGCGCGGCGCTGGTTCGGGTGGGACGAGCTGCCTGCCGAGCTCCGCGCGAAGTTCAAGGAGATCGGGGAGTTCAGCGAAGCGCTCGGCTTCGAGTGGGGCGGTCGCTGGCTCGGTAAGTCCTTCCCCAACGGGGACCAGCCGCACCACCAGCTCAAGGGGTGGACGCGCCTGCCCTTCCCCGCGCCCGCGTACGCGTTCCCTGCCGACCTCGAGCGGCACATCGCGACCTGAGGGAGCGCCACTGGAATGCTCACCGACGAACAGAAGCAACGCGCGCGCGAGCTCGGGCTCTTCGCCCTGGCGCTCGTGCTCGTCGCTGCCGCGGGCTACTCGGCCGGCCGCTTCAGCGCCCCTGCCGAGGTCGAGGAGCGCGTCGAGTACCGGACGGAGTGGCGCACGAAGACGGTCGAGGTCGTGCGCTGGAAGACCGCGCGCGCCGTCGACACGCGCACCACGAGCACCCCCGTCCTGCTGCCGGCCCCCGATGGCGGCGTGGTGCTGGCCGCTGCCACGGTCACCGAGACGCGCGAGCGCGAGACCGCCGCCGGCAGCTCGGACACGAGATCGAGCACGAGATCTCTGGCTCAGCAGGTCGGTGAACGGAAGGTCACGCAGCTCCCGGACTGGCGACTCGGCGTGCAGATCGGCGCCTCGCTGCGTGACCCGCTACTTCCCATCGCCGGTCCGCTCGTCCTCGGCGTCAGCGTCGAGCGCCGCATCCTCGGCGGGGTCTCCGCGGGCGTCTGGGGCAACACCCTCGGCGCGGCCGGCGTGAGCGTCTCGGGGGAGTTCTGAGAACTGTCGCAGGGACCTCACGATGGGCGGCCATGCGCCATCCCCATCGCTGCGCGCGAGTCAAGCCTTCTGAGCCCCGACAAGTGAACGGGCGTTCCGTGCCTGCATGGCAAAGACGACAAAAGCCATCCTGATGCTTGACCCGCGCATTCCGCGTTGTCATGTTGCGCGTCCAATGAGCCTTCTTCCTGATGCAGCAGCTCGCCGGCGGGTCCGTCAGCAGGTCGCGGAGCAGTTGGCCCTACTCCGCCCAGGAGACCGGAAGGTCGTGTTGGAAGACCTGCTCGACGAGCTGTACGCGAGCGAAGGGCGTGAAGAGGCCCCCAACCACACGGCTGTCGCGCCCAAGCCCAAAGCAGTCGCTCAGCGCACCGCGCATCGCCCGGTTCAGACCGTTCTGGAAGATGCCGAGGATGCGAGTCTGGCCGAACGAGTGCTCGCGTGGTGCTTGCGGTACCCGACGGTCAACGGCGTCTACTCGGTTCCCGAAGCGGCAGCCGCGCTTCTCCCCGATGAACCCCGCGGCGGCTCGAAGATCTACACGGCCGTGTTTCGCAGCTCTCCGGGAAGCGACCGTAACGTGAAGCGTCCGCGGTTCCGTTGGCTGGGAGACGGGCAGTTCGAACTCTTCAAGAAGGATGTCGCAGGATAGAAAAACGCCGCCGCTGAACCGCGGGGTGCTTCCAGGCACCTTCGAGGTCAGCGGCGGCCAACTCGAGTTCGGAAATAGATCCTGTTCTCGCGTCCCGTGGCAGGGATGTCGAAGCTATATCGACCCCGAACTCCCCGCAAGCGCACGGAACTGCGCCCGACAGGGAGGTAGCGATGCAGCGGCTTCAGTTCGTTCATTTCGTCAGACTTCCGTAGGCTTGGTCGCCGAGCTCGCAGCCTGCGGGCTCGGCTCACCGGCGTTCCGCCTTCGCGCGCTCTCGCCAATGTCGATCCCCTCGTTCGAAGGAGCGCCCATGGGCCCCTCGCACGAAGAGTTGATCGGCTGCCCGTACTGTCGCTTCACGCCGGTTTACCGCAACAAGCGGACCGGCAAGGTGATGGTCGCAGCAGCCTACGGCCACAAAGCGTGGTGCTTCCCTTGCAAGGTGCATCGGAAGAAGAAGACCGCGTAACCACTACTCGCATTCCAGAGGCGCCGGCGCCGTATTGCCGGCGCCTCTTTCAGTTGGATGGCTGACCTATTCAGTCACATGTCGAACCTGCGCTCCAGCTGGACTACCCACCTTCGGTGATCCATTCTGCCGCCTCCTCTGGAGGGCGGCGTGAACGATCTACATTTGGACCATCTGCTCAAGAAGGCAGGGGTTGAGGCGAAGGAACGTGGGCAGCTCATTCAGGGCTGGCACGTCGAGGACGATGCGGCGGCCAATGAGACTCGTGAGCAGCTTATCGAGCACTTGGGCGATGAGCTGTACCGGCTCGAACACGAGTGGAGCTTCGAGTTCGGCCGCGCGCTCGGGATTTGGGAATACGCCCTGCACGAGGGAAGGCAGTGGAGCGCCATCGAGTCGCAAGTCGCGGCCGCGCTGAAGAGAAACGGCGCGAAGATGCCGAAGAGCATTGGCGAGTCGATTGCGGCCACCCCTGTTCCTGACTCTCTGTCCGCACGCGTGGCGAGAGTCCACGCAACTCAGGACGGAGTCGCATTCACGATCCACATTCTTCGCAAGCGAACCTTTCGCCAGGAGGAGAAGCGGAAGACCAGCTGGGAAACCGTTCCTGTTGAGGTCGAGGTTCCGGCGAAAAGAACCAGCCTTGTGCGTGTCTACTCGTCTCCTGGGAACTCCCGCGCGGCACTTCGGCAGCTTTCCGAATGGCTCTGGGAGACGCCTGTGGAGTCAGGACGAGGCCAGTCCGAAACCTACACCGCGGTCGAGTTCAAGGAGTCCCACGTCCATCAGATGACGAAGGCGCTGAAGATGCCGCTCGCGGCGTTCGCGACTGATCATTCGTCGGGAAAGAACGGGAAGGTGATCATGGAGGGCATCTCTCATGGCGGAGGGCTCAAGCCGGTCGACTTTTCCGACGAGGATGTAAAGAAGCACGCTCAGTCCCCCGGTATCGCCAGAGCCTTCAACTACACGTACACGCATGCGGACGGGTTCGAGGAGCACGGTCGCGTGAACTTCAAGATCAAGTACAAGCCGACCCACCTAGAATTCCCGGTCAAGACGAGCCGGTCGGCGATGTCGTGGCTCGTGGGGCATCTTCTTGACACCCTCAAGCGTTAGTCTCCGGTCGGGTATGCGGACTCAACGCGAAATCGTCGCCCTTTCAGGGCGGATTCGTGACCGTGCCGAAGCTCTCGGCTGGGGAGTTCTTTGGCCTGACTACTTCGCTGACGAGTTCCAGACGCCACTCCAGGACGTGTTGGCCGCGCTCGCCATTCTGGAAGAGCAGGGCTTCGTCGGCTCGAAGACGAAGATCCGCTGTTCGCAGGATCATGAGTGGGCCGGCAGTCCTGCTGAGCTGCCGGCTCGGTGTCCAGTCTGCGATGAGACCTATGACGACGACTCGTGGGTCGAGGTCGTTTTCGAAAAAAAAAAGCCGCAGTCGATGCACTAGCGCAGCCTGAGGGAAGCGCTCAGCGTCAAGCAGCCGAGCCGACGAACCTTCAGCCGCTCGGCTTCGAACTGGGGCGATTCCGCACCGCACTCGCTGAACTCGTCAGCATCCAAGACTCAACGCTCACGAATACTCAGATCACGCAGAATCTGTTTCTCGTTCTCGCCCAGCCTGCCCCGGATTCCTCTGGAGAATTGCCCTTGAGTGAAGATGCTCGCAAGAAGCCGCCCAAAGTGAGTTTCGAAGGAACGACAGCCGAAGGCGTCGAGGTGACCGACGGCGAGTTGAAGGCAAAGAAGTCGAACCTGAAGGCGATAAGCGTCGGCGAGCCCGGTAGGTTCCTTGGCATTCCGGTGAAGATTTGGGTCGGCGGCGTTGGCGGCTTCGGCTTGCTCGCTCTGGTTGCGTACATCGTCTACCTCGTGGTCGCCGGTCCCGGTGCTGCACCACCTGAGGTCGCTCCACCCGGCTAGTCGGCAACAACTTGGCGAGTGGCGGCGGACAGCGCGGGCATGCGCGCCCCTCCGGCAACGCGCGTTACCGACGAGGTGCTTCTTCCCCGCTACCGAGTTCGGCTCGTTGCTCGAGAGCGACGAGTTCACGTCCCATCTGAAGCACCAGCCTTCGCCATCTCCTTGAGCACGGCCTCCCCGAGCCGCCACGCGATGGACAGCTCGTCACGCGCCGCCTGATACCGCACCACGCCCGCCGTCGAGCCGTCGTGTTCAGCAAGCGCCGCCGAGTACTCCCGCTCAGCCTTCCTCAACCGCTTCGCCACCGCCGTCAGGTTCATGAGCGGGCGGCTCAGCAGGATGCGTGCCCGTCAGCGGCGCAGGTGCCAGCACTTGCGCGGGTCCTCGCAAGCGGATGCGGCGCGGACGCTCCACATTCCTTCTCGACCAACAAGAGGCGCACGCCGTCAGCAATCGGGAGCGGTAGCGTGATCATCGCGTGAGAGAGAAGAAGAAGGCGAGAACGGAGCGGTACTGCGGTGAGCTCACCCCGGCTCAAGCGGCGTCGGGAATCGCCGCGTCGATGAAGAACGCGCGGCAGTTGGTCGCTGAGGGTGACCTGTTGCTCAAGGCCGGGCACCACGCCCGCGCTGGGTCTCTGGGCATCCTTGCCCTCGAGGAAGCAGGGAAGGCGGCGGTCATCATGGACATCCTGGTTGCATCCACGCCGGAGACGCTGAAGGCGCACTGGCAACGCTTCCGAAGCCACACGGCGAAGGTCGTCTTCGCAGAGATGACCGACGTAGCAAGGACCGCCATCGCGCAAGGGCGTCTTCAACTCCCGGACTTCGAGAGGATCTTCAACTTCGACAACCCGGTCCCGCCGAGACTGGACGACCTTAAGCAAGGAGGCTTCTACGTCGATTGCACGGGTGCCGGAGACTGGACGGTACCGGAATCGCGCATGAGCGCTGACCTCGCTGAGTTCATCATCGGCAGAGCGCGCGAACTGAGCGAAACGAAATACCCGTTCACCAGCGAAGCCGAGCTCTCGGTCTGGAAGAGGCACCTCCACGGAAACGATGACCACGCCGCTGGCTTGGCGGCGTGCATCGAGGAGCTGAAGGCGAAGGAGATGCTCTCGGAAGAGGACGCCCAGCTCATGCTGACGTTCCTTTCCCCCCCCTCGACCGAAGCAATCAGCGAGCCCCCGAAAGCCGACGGGCCCTGATGCGCTCGAGCATCGCCTTCCAGCGCTTGTCGGCCTCGTCGTCGCCGTCGATGCAGCCCTCGATGAAGTGCTCGGCGCCATCGGGGAATGGCGTGAAGCGGTGCGCCTTGCCGAACTCGGCGATGTCGGCCGCGCACTCGGAGCAGGCGTTCGCGTCGCTCCAGTGCCCGTCGTAGAGCGAGGCGTGCCGCTCGTAGCTCTCGCCAGGCTGGATGGTGCGGCGGCAGGTCGCGCACTGGTGTGGCTTCCGCGCCTTCTTGATGCGCGTCACCTCGTAGACCGTCGACGTCTCTTCGTAGGAGAGGTCACACACGGCGGAACTCCACGACCCAGCAGAAGGGGTTCGCCTTCCACGACTCGGCGCCGTTGATGCTCTCCCACAGCGAGCGGAACGACTCGCGCGGGTCCGTGAAGTACTCGCACGAGTCGCCGGCGGTCTCGGTGTCGCCGTAGTTGCGCCAGCCGTAGAGGTCGTGCCGCGCGGTGGGCTCGATGCCTTCCGCCCGCGCGGCGGCCTCGGTGATCTCCTGCAGGCGCTCGACGCGAACGCCCGTCACCTCGAGCGTGATGCGCGAGGCCCAACGCGGCATGTGGATGGAAGGGCGCCAGTGGTCGTAGACCGACTCGGCGTCGGCCGCGTACGCGAGTTCCCACGAAGACCGCAGCTCGGCCTCGCTGCGTCCCTTCACCGAGTCGCGCATCCAGCAGGTGAAGTCGCCGTAGCCGTGGAGACCCCACGTCTCGCGCACCCAGAGCCGGTCGCCGGTCGCGCCGTAGGGGCAGCGACTTGGCAGGAACCCGGGCGGACAGATGTGCTGTTCGTCGACCTCAGGCATCAGTCCGCAGAAGAAGCAGTGGCCGTCGCTGTCGAGCTGAGTTCCCGGCTTCACCACGCGCCTAGTCTGCGTCTTACGCCCCTCGAGGAGCGCGCGGACCATCGGCGCCGAGAAGAGGATGGGACGCTCTTTCACGAGCCGACGGAGGCTTCTCACGGCTTCACCTGGGGGAACTCGCGCACTCGCAGGTCGAGCGGCCACTCCGCCATGTCACCGCCGGCCGGATCGCGCAGGTCGAAGAACTCGTCGCAGCCAGACGCGAAGGTTGAGAACGGCACACGGCCAAGCTGCTTCACGAACGGCGCTGCGCCGGCGTCACCCGCCTGCTTCACGAGCAAGCGCGCCCAGTCGATGGAGAACGCGCGCGCCCCCGGTCCCGACTCGCCACCGATGATGATCCAGTCGATGGGCTTTCGGGCGCTGTCGATCGACCACTGGCCGCTGGGCCCATGCTTGTGGACGTGCTGCATGAACGTCTCCCACGAGAGAAAGGGAGCGAGGCTCACCGCATCGAGGAGCGGCTCGCACGAGAGGAAGTGCACCACCGCCGGCACCTTCACGAGCTCGGGAATGCGCTCGTTAGCGCGCTGCTGGTCCTCGACGGTGGTGCCCAGCCAGACGTTCGGCCACGAGTAGGCGCCTGGCGCGGGGCACGCGAGCCACCCCTTGCCGCCCGGCTCGGCCATCGCCTTCGGCCAGAGCCGCGCGATGTTCTCGGGCCGCTTCGTGAGCAGCAGCCAGTCGAGGCTCGGCGTGCTCGCGATGAGGCCGAAGAGGTCTTCGCGCCAGTCGACGAGCTCCGGCCGGTCCTCGAAGACGTCGGCGAGGCTGCTGCAGAAGACGCGATCGCGCCGCCCGGCCTCCCGCGCGGCCTTGTCCCACGCGAGCGGCTTCCGCCAATTCGAGACCGCCGTCCGCACGCGCGGCGCAGTCGGCCCCCACCGCAGCTTCTTCTTGCCGTCCTTCGGGTCGACGCCGCCGCCGACGCGCTTGTCGTAGCTCTCGGCGTAGCAGTTCGTGCAGCCCGGGCTCACGCGCTGGCAGCCGACCCACGGGTTGAAGGTGTGTGTCGTCCACTGAATGCCGCTGTTCTCACCCATGGCCGCTCCCGAGCATGAGCACCGGGGGCCCGTTCACGTGGTACGCCTCGGCGATTGCCTTCACCGCCTGCTTGCTGAAGCGCTCGGTGCGCCCGTCACCCGTGGGTACGACGAGCTGCGCGAGGAACGCCTCTTCGAAGCTCTCCACGCCGGACTCGACGGAGACGAGCTTCGCCTTGATGGCGAGGAAGAGCGCGCGCCAGGACGCTCGGCAGCCCTGCTCCCACGCCTCGTGCTGCTTCTCCGCGGGGCGCATCCTGTGGCGCCCGTCGAGACGGAAGGCCTCGAGCTTCGGAAGCGGAAGCTCGAACATCACGTTCCGCTTGTCGTGCACCTTCCCGCTCCGCTCGCAGACGCCGCACTCGCGGGTGAAGCGGAGCGGCTTCGGCCCCGTGCAGTCGGGGCACGGCTTGAAGTTGCACTTCATCGTGAAGCCGACGAAGGCGCGGTTCTCCTCGTTGCCGGCGAAGAAGCGCACGGCGCCGGCGCGCGTGACGAGGTCTTCGATTTCCGCGCGCGACTTGGACACGGAGACGGAGGTGTCGGCGGCGTACTTCATGACGACCTCCGGTGCTCGAGTTCACCATGAGTCGTGGGCACGGGAGCCCCGCGCGCGCCTCGCGCGAGTTCACCGAGCGTGATGGCGACCTGCAGCGCGTGGTGCACAGCGGCGTCGAGGCTGAAGGCCGCGGAGCGATAGAGCGGCGAGATGAGAAAGCCCGGCGGGCCCAGCCGCATGCGCGCCTGCTTCGTGTAGACGACGAGGTCGAGCGCCTCCTGGTACGCGTCGACGACCGCGTCGCGCCCGTTCCACACGCGGAGCGGCGTGCCGTAGCGCTCGCGGCCGACGCGGTCGCGTTCGCGCATGTCCTCGCGCAGCCAGTCGGGGAGCACGAGGCCCGGCGCCTCGGTGATGGCCGGCCAGACCTCGGCGCCGTCACCCGCGGTGGGCGCCGGCTGGGGCAGGTTGAAGCGGTTCGGGGCGTTCAATGCGTGGTCTCCTTCTCGGGGATTTCGAGCGCGCGCATGGTCCGCGCGACGTGGTGCTGCAGGGTGGGGATGGCGCTGAGCAGCTCGACGAGCCGAGCCGTCACCTCGGAGTCGCCCTGAGCGCGCACAGCGTCCTCGAGCGCGTCGAGAACGCAGCAGAGGAGGCGGTGCGCCTCGTCGCCTGCGATGAGCATGCGGGCCACCGACTTGTGCGTGATGCCGACCGGCAGGTCGCCCATGCGGACGACGTGCGGCACGGCACCAGGTCCGCCCGCATGGATGGCCGCCGGCGGATTCGCCGGGTCGATGGGGTCCTCGGTGAAGCCTTGCACCGGGAACTTCGCGAGTCGCTTCTCGAAGGGGGTCACGTGGTGCGCCTCTCAGCCGCGGTACTTCGCGGCTCGTAGAGGCCGATCTCTCGCAGGAGCTTGCGGACGGTGACGTGCGACAGACCGAAGCGTTGCGCGAGCACGCGGGGCGAGAGTTCGGGGTCCGACGCCCTCACCTTTCGCAACCGCTCGAGCAGGTTCGCCTTCTCCGATGCGCTGAAGTGACCTCGCTTCATCCACTCCTCCTTCGCCCCTGGTGCTGCGTGAAAGACCCGGCGCTGCCATCTGGCGGGGGAACCTGATGGCGTCCGGGGAGCTGCGCCCGTGGTGCTTCGGGGGGAGCGCGTGCTCGTGAAGTCGTTCAGCTGCTGAAGGCGAGCCACCGACGCTCGCGCTCTTCGTTGACGGCCCGCAGATCCGCCTCGAGCGCCTTGCGGTCCGCGCTCGACGTGAGCACCGTCTCGAGCAGCCCCTTGATCACGTCGACGCTGTCCTCGAGTACGGCCGACTCGAGCGCGCCAACCGCGTGCCCGCGGAACGGGCCGACCGAGAGCTTGTGCTTCGAGGCCTGCGCGCTGATGCGGGTCAGCACTCCGCGGCGCTTCGCCGGCCGGGTGAAGGTGCTGCTGTGCGGTCGCTGGGTCATGAGGCTGCTCCTGGTGATTGACGGTCGAGAGCGCGCGCGGGAACTTCGGCGCATGCGCGTGCTGGTGTTGGCTGTGGGACTGGGGGCTCTCGTCGCAAGCGGAGAGCCGGCGGAGGTGGTCGACGGTGAACCGGTTCGGTACTGGGTCACGGCCGAGAAGGACGGCGACGTGTTCCTCGTGGAGCGACACGAGGACGGATGGCACGAGGCCGGCCGCTCGTTCAGCGAGCCCTACGAGACCAAGGAGCTGACGTTCATCTCTGACCCGAAGGGGAAGATCTCCTCCAGCATCCGCGCGGTGCGCCCGAGCTACCGCGGTCGCGAGGGATGGCAGTCGCTGCGCTGGGGCATGTCCCGCGCTGAAGTGCTGAAGGCATCGAAAGGAAAGACCGTCGCTCCGAACAAGGCGGTCATGGAGGGACTCGCCTGGCTCACGACGGTGGCAGACCGACCGGCGCGCGTCGGGTGCTTCTTCGCGAACGACCGTCTCGTGTTCCTGTCGATCGTGATCGACGACGTCGGCGACGCTGACCTGCTCTCGAAGATGCTGCGCTCGAAGTACGGCGACGCACCTGAGGAGACCGAGACGGGCTGGCTGCGTTGGTCCACATCCGAGACGACCGTGAGGGCGAAGGTGACGCCGCTCCACGTCGGACAGATCCTCTACACATCGAAGGTCTTCGCCCTGGAAGCGGCCGACGCCCTTCAGAAGCTGCAGGACGCGCAAGCCCAAGACCTCTGAGGTCGAGAGGAGCCGGTTCATGCTCGTCGCCCCGCCCTGAAGCCGCCACGCACCAGTTCCCCGCAGCGGGCGCAGTTGTAGAAGATCGAGAGCTCGCGCCTCAGGCCACGCGGGAGCGCATGGCCGAGGAGCGCGCACACGAGCGCGACGAGGCGCATCACGCCGCCCTCGGCTTCGCCAGACGACCATCGCCTGCGGCGAGCTCGTACCGAGCGCGCTGGATGAGGTTGGCCCATTCCTCCGCAGGCACCTCGAAGGCACCGTCAGCGTCGCCGCTCTTCGTGCGCTCCTCGAGGTCGAGCACGAGTTCGGCGAGCGTGATGGGCCCCTTTCGGGGCTCCGGTCTCCTGTTTCGCATGCAGTTCTCCCGTCACGGCCGCATCGCTCGATGCGCCCGTCGTCTCTTCACTTCGCTCCGTCGAATCACTCCCCGCTGCTTGCCTCGTCTGCTCTCGCCTGCTCCCGGAACTTCAGCTGTCGCTGACTCGCCCTGCCCCGCTCACCCGCCCGCGCCGAACCACAAGCGAAACCAGAACTAGCAACATATTTGTTCCATTTCAAGGGTTGTTTATGGTATCACTCGTGGTGCACACTATGGACATGTCATTGAACACAGAGGGGTCCTCGACTACTCGGGGGCCTTCCATGGCGAAGGCGAGCGCTCCCCGGAAGCGGCTGAACGGCGTGCAGGTTCCTGTGCATGTCGTCGACGTCCTCGAGGAGATCCAGGAGCTGGAGAACGACGCGTTCCTCGTGATGGAGGGCGAGTCGAAGAAGAGCTTCTCGGACATCGTGAGCGAGGCGCTCGAGCAGTACGCCGCCGCCTGGCTCAAGGAGAACGGCGCGATCCCTCAGAGTGCCGCTGAGCGCCGCGAGTACGTGAAGCAACTCGCCGCGCGGAATCTCGCGAAGCTGCGCGAAGACCTGCTGCGGCAGCAGTAGGCCTTCCGCTCACCCACGAAAGGACCCCAACGAATGCACGCGCCCGCCGTGACGCTGAAGTTCCGCCCGCTTATCCTGAACTATTGTTCAGTGTCGGTCCCGATTGGTACACCGTCGAACGCGGCCGGCAGGCCGCTGGCGGTGGTCCATGAGGGACGCCGATCTGCACGAGGCGAAGGTGAGGCTGACCTGGTTCTTTCCGTCGCGGGCGTCGCCCGCGGAGGTTCTCAGGGTGACGAGGCGCGCGCTGGCGGAGGGACGCCGAAATGAGTTCGAGCGAAGCCCTGATGACGCCCTTGGAGGTGGCGAAGTACCTCCAGAAGTCGAAGAGCTGGGTCTACGCCGCGGTGGAGCGCGGCGAGCTTCCGGTGTGCCGCGTGGGCCGGGACCTGCGCTTCGAACGCGGCGACCTCGAGCGCTGGGTGGCGTCGAAGAAGCAACTGCCGGCGCCCACGATGCTCAAGAGCCAGGAGCCCTGAGCGATGGCGAGCGTCTACTTCCGAGAGGACCGCGGCATCTGGTACGTCCGTTGGCGCGACGGCCTCGGCCGGCTGCAGCGGCGGGCAACGACGGCCAAGACCCGTCGTGAGGCACAGGGCCTCCTCGCCGAACTCGCGGGGCAGGCCCAGCGCGTCAAGCTCGGGCTCGAGGCCGCCCCTGCCGAGAGCAAGCTCACGTTGCAGCAGCTCCTTGAGTGGTGGCTCGCCGAGCGCTGTCCGGAGGCCTCGCGCGAGATGGCAGGTCGCCAGCTCGGGAAGCACGTCCTGAAGACCGAGCTCGCGCTGTACCCGCTGCCCCTCATCACCGCCGACAACATCGAGACGAAGGTCCTCGAGGCGATGGAGAAGGCCGGGAGCGCCCCGGCCACCGTGAACAAGGTCCGCGGGTACTTGCACGCCGCCTTCGCCGCGGCTCGTCGCCCGCCGAAGAAGTGGGCGGGGCAGAACCCGGTGACGGAGACCCGGTCGCGCACGGTGCCGAAGAAGGAGAAGACGACCCTCACCCCTGAGCAGGTCGCGCGCCTGCTCGAGCAGGTCCCCGAAGCATGGCGCGGCACCTGCGCGGTCGCCGCGTACCTCGGCCTGCGCCGCGGTGAGATCTACGCGCTGAAGAAGAGCGACTACAGCCGCGAGCGACAGGAGCTGCAGGTCTTCGCTTCCCACCAGCGCGACACGACGAAGACGGGCCGACGCGACACCCTGCCTGTTCCCAGCATCGTGCGCCCGTACCTCGAGCGAGCGCGCCGCACGCCTGGCTTCTTCCTCTTCCCGGCGCCGGACGGCACGCAGCGGACGAAGGAAGCCGACCCTCACCTCATCGTGAAGCGCGCGTGCGGTCGCATCGGGCTCGCGCTGCTCTGGAAGTCCTACTGCCTCACCTGCAAGCGCGCCGGGCGACCGAACGAGGAGCTCACGGAGAAGCGCCCAGAGCCCACGCGCTGCCCTGTCGATGGCCACCTGCGCCGCGTGAAGGTCGCGAAGCACTGGCCGGTGAACTTCCACGGGCTGCGCCACACGTGCGCGACGAACCTGCTCCGCGCCGGCGTGCCCATGGCGCACGTCTCGAAGATCATCCGCCACGCCAGCATCAAGCTCACCGTCGACACCTACGGGCACCTGGTCGCCGACGACCTCCGGGCCGCTCTGGAGTCCCAGTCGTCACCACAGGCGCTCACCGCTCGAACACCAAACGAGCACCAAGGAGGTGAAGCGGGCTGA